TGGAGGCTACTTTATCGTGGTCCCAATGCTTGCTGGAGAAGTGCTGGAGGAGGCAATAGTAAGAGCATCTTCGCTCCTATACTTTGGTGGCTGCAGCGCAACATATGCTCTAGGCGTGACTGGACCATCAGGCTATACAGGAGCTACGGGAAATAACTTAGAGGCTCTTAGAGCGGGAGCCGTAGCACAGGCAGCGGGTAAACTTTTGTTCTTAGCTGATTCAGCAATTGGATCTTTAAGCAATGGTGGTCTTGCTTATGAGGTCGAAGATTCATCATTGAATCTGACACGAGTATTGCACTACACAGGCGCGACGGGCCTACCCAACTTTAAATGGGCATATGCTGGTCGTGGAATGAGCACTAACTTTTCAGCGGTGAACACAGCACAGACAATGAATTTAAAAGAACTAGCTGGGGTATCATCTGATGAAGGCATGACACAGACAATTCTAACCGCCGCTAAAGCCGTTGGAGCGGATGTTTATGTCAATATCGCTGGTCAATCATGCGTGATGTCATATGGAGCAAATGGTTTCTTCGATGATGTTTATAATCTTCGCTGGTTGATTGGAGCATTAGAAGTAGCTGGTTTTAATTTCTTACGACAAGCTGGTACTAAGATACCTCAGACCGAGAGAGGGATGGACGGTCTTAAAGGAGCATATCGTCAAGTCTGTTCTCAAGCTGTATCGAACGGTTTTGTTGCTCCTGGACTATGGACTGGATCAGATACATTTGGAGATCCCGAAGATTTTAAACGCAACATTTCAGACTTTGGCTTTTACATTTACTCTTTACCAGTCGCCCAGCAGTCAAGTGCTGATAGACTTGCAAGAATATCGCCTGTGGTTCAAATCGCTATAAAATATGCAGGGGCAATTCATTCAAGCAATGTCATCGTCAACGTAAACAAATAAAGCATAACCGAGAGAGGATAAACATATGGGTACATTATCATTAGCAGGTAGCGACACGATCACAATTGGTGGAAGGCTTTTAGCTGATTTTGGAAGTGGTGAAGTCGCAAAAATATCTTATGCAACCGAGCTGGCGACAGTCAAAACAGGTAAGAATGGAAACACAATATTTGTTCAAAATGCCAGCGGTTTTCAGGCGTCAATGGAAGTAAAAGTTATCCGTGGTAGTGCAGATGATAAATTCTTGCAATCATTTTTAACGGCATATCGCAGCGATCCAGTGATTTATTCAGTCCAAAACGCAGAGCTAGTTAAAAAGTTAGGTGATGGTGCGGGCAAAGTAACAGCCGATACTTATGTTTTGACTGGAGGCATCCCGACAAAACAAGTTGAGGCTGTGGTGAATGTTGAAGGCGATACAGAACAAGCTATCAGCGTTTACACGTGGGTATTTGCGACAAGTGATAGGGCCATTGTTTAATGAATAAAATAACATTACCAAGCGGATCGATCTTAGACATTACCCTACTTCCTTTCGAGGAAGCTTGGGGTGTGTCTCAGGCTATCACCAAAGAAATTGAGCGCATTAATTTCGACATTAGAAGTCTAAATTTAAAAGAATTCGTTATGTCTGATGTCATGAATTTAAAGAATCCAATTTGTGCTATTTTGTCGAGTAAGCCTATCATTGACGCTGCTAAATTATGCTTTAAAAGAGCAACATATAATGGGCTTAAAATTGATTCACAGACCTTTGAAAATAGGGAAAATAGACCTGATTTTTTGCCTACAGTATTCTACGTTATTAAAGAGAATATCTCCCCTTTTTTCGAAAATCTTCTTTCGTCTTTAAAAACGAATTGAGCGATAGCAATAAGCGTGAATCCCCCAAAATAGATATCAAGATGGATAATCATCGTTTTATAATCATGGAGCTGGCAAGTGCTGGCTTTGGGTCTCCTGAGGTATTAATGAATGAACGTGTTGATTTGATTTGTGACGCTTATGATTATTTGATTTTTAAAAACAAATATGAGCGCCAATGCTATTTGATAGGGGATAGAGGATGAATGTAGGTGAATTGTTTTTTAGCTTGGGATTCAAAAGTGAAGGGCTTGGTGAGGCAAAGCAGTTTGAAAACGTCATATCAGCTTCAAATGATGTCACTCAAGTGCTCATGCAATCAATGGAAAAACTAGGTGATATTTTAGGTAAAATGGCTGTCAAAATGGGAGCAATGACAGATTCAGAATTGATAGAAATTAAATCTAAGGAACGCTTGAACAAAGGGATCAATGATTTAAATTTTGGTGAAAAAAAAGGCAATATTGAAAAAACGAAGAGCCAAGGCATTCTAAAGAGCCTGAATGTAAAAATGAAGGAATATTGGGGTAACCTTGCAATGGCAAGACTTCAGATATTGGGATCGACTACAGCATTGACTTATTTCGTCAAGAAGGCGTCTGACGCTGCTGTACACCTCGATAAACTATCTACCCTCACTGGACTATCAACTGACACCCTTCAGCGCATGGGAGACATGGCCGCTCAGACCGGTTCTAGTGTTGACGATATCGCAGGGGCCGTTAGGAATTTTCAACAACAATCGGTTGACATCATGCTCGGGCGAGGGGGCAACATTGGCGCATTTCAATTTTTCGGGTTAGATCCACATGAGGATCCCTTGAAGCTTCTCGATCAACTTGCTGCAAAGCTAAAGACCATGCCAACTGCACTTGGTAACAGCATGGCCAGGGATCTTGGTTTGTCTGATGATTTGATCTATTTTCTGAAAAATAAACAAAATGTCATGCCTCCTGAGACGAAAACGCTTTTGACAGATAAAGAGATTAAGCGCCTTAAAGACTTCAATTTTTATTTCACGAGGATATTTGAACAAAGCAAACGAGTAATGCAAAAATTTGCAGCTTTTCTAACTCCTATTGCAACATTAATAATCAATTTTTTTGATCGAATGGGTACGACATTTTCAGGACTATCAACAAAGTTAGAGCCATTTTTTGAGAGTTTAAAAAAATATTTACCTTGGATCGTAGCAATAGGCGGGGCATTATTTGTCGCATTTTTCCCATTGACTGGAGCATTGCTATTGCTCGCCGCTGCAATTGACGACATATGGGCCTTTGTTCGGGGTGAAGATAGCTTGCTAGGAAGAATGCTAAGTTACTTCACTGATATTAATGGGGCCGTAAAAGATCTTATTCACTATTATATCCAACTTAGAAAATTGATGACATTAGGTAACTATGATGAGTATTGGGATAAGCAAGAAGAACTAATGACACAAGGATATGCTGAGTATAAAGCTGAAAAAGATAAAGAGAAAAAAGAAGGTAAAGAAAAAAAACCAGCAGGGCTAGGTGCCGCTGAAGATCAAATGGGTAAAATGAATTGGGGAATTGGCGGCAAGATAAATGAGATGTGGGACAATAGCAGCATTAAAGCCACGCTAAGAAATGTTGGTCTTGTAAATCCAGAAGCTACAAAGAAAAACACTGTTACAAATAATGTAAACATAAATGTAAACGGCGTAAAAGATCCAAATGCAGCAGCAATAAAGGCTAAAGACTTATTTGATAATGCGGTACAAAGTTCATACTTTGAGAAGGCAGCGGGGGAGAAATAATGTCTCTTATAAATACTATAAGTGGTGTCAGTAATACAATTAGCAAGGGCGGTTCTGCTTTGTCGCTAATTGGAATGGCTGCTTTGCTTAAAGGGAGTGATTTAAAAAAAGGAATTGAAGGGATTTTACTTGATATTAATCTCACTGAGAATGTCTCATATTCCGCTCAAATAACAGACCATTTCACTGAAAATAATAGTTCTATTCAAGACCACATTGCATTAGATCCTGTGAGAATAACACTCACTGGAAAAGTAGGGGAGTTAGTTTATACAAAAGCAGCTGGCATTTCATTTTTAAAAGCAATGGCTGATAGATTGACGCCTTTGGGGTTACTCAGTCCCAAGCAAGGATTGCAAGCGACAAAAGCTATTGCCGCAGCTTATGAAGTATCATCGGCTATTGATACAGCGACAAAAGCTTATAATAATTTATCTGATCTTTTCAAAGGGAATCCTTCTCTTAATAAACAGCAAACTGCTTTTACTCAATTTGAAAATCTATTTTTACTTAGATCAATTATATCTGTAGAGACACCTTGGAAAACCTACCCTTCTATGGCTATTGAATCATGGTCGGCTGATCAAGACGCAGAGAGCATCATGGAAACAACATTCACATTGACTTTTAAAGAGATGAGATTTGTAGGTACTACAACCAATACAGGTACTCTTGTTGGTAGAATAGCAGCACAAGCAAGTGCCGCTTCAAATTTAGGTAAACAGGCTCCTGCAACAACTGGTAGCTTTGGGGTAAATGTAGCAAAAAGCATGGGATTTTTTAAATGAGACAAATTACAACATTGAATGATTCGTATAAGCAGACTTTTAAATTTGCGCTTGAAGGGTATGATGATATTCAAATTTACCTAGAATTTAAGCCTTTGCAATATGCTTGGTTCATAACAATTAATTGGGGTGTATTTTCTTTAAACAATGAGCGAGTATCAGTTTCGCCTAATCTTTTAAGACAATTTAGCAGTATTGTACCATTTGGAATAGCAATTGGTGGGCCTGATTCACTTGATCCATTTTCACAAGATGCTTGGTTAAATGGCTGGTCATTTTACATGTTAGACGAAATTGACATGGCGGATGTGGAGGCGATTTATGTCAAATAGGAAATTCAATAGGTCATTTATTATGAATGTCGAGACTATTGAAAAGAATTCTTATATAGAGATAACGTCGCCTCTAACTGTGGAATTCTCAATCACTCGACACAATCTTGCGAAGTCAAATGAGGCTACTTTTACAATATATAATTTAAATAAAGACACGAGAGCTAAACTTGTTAAAGACGCAATGGATTACAATATAGGAGATAATAGAAGGGCTATTCAGTTTTTTGCTGGCTATGCAGAGAGCAAAGAAGATTTATTGCCTAGATGTTTTAATGGAACAATTCGTCGAGCATATTCATATCGTCAAGGTTCTGAGTTTAGAACAGTGATCGAAGCTTTTGACGGGCTTCCTTCGTTTAACACACAAATGGTAACAGCTAATATCAATCCAGGTGAGACGCAAGCAATGGCTATTGCTAAAATAGCGAAGTCTCTTGACGGTGTTGATAAAGTTACAATAGGAACAAAATTCACAGATATAGCAAAAAGATATATGGCAATACTTGGGTCGCCTCAAGATGTTCTTAGTGATCTGACAAAAGATTCATTTTATGTAGATGATGGTTCAGTTTATGCATTAGATAAAACAGAGGGTATTGAAGGCGAAATACGCTTAATTGACGTTGATAATGGTTTGCTAGGCACGCCAAAAAAAGCAAATATTGTGGTTGAAGTTGAAATGCTTTTTGAATCAAGAATTAAACCATCACAATTAATTGAATTAAAATCAGAGACAGACGAACATTTTAACGGTGTTTATCAAGTAACTGGCATCATTCATAGGGGTACAATATCAGGGGCTATTGGCGGGGATTGTAGAACTATTTTGACTATGATGTATCAAAAAGATTACAAAGTAGTTTTAGACTTTTCAACAATGGAATATCGGATTCAGCCTTCTTCTGGTGATTACACTAAATATGCCAATGGAGGATTCCATTTATGACAGAGAGAATTATTGCTCCGGCCACACAGCCAGAATTGAGGACTGTTTTAGATCAGTTAAAAAGACAGACCATGCTTGCAATTAATTGCGTACAAATAGGAACAATATTAGAATACAAAGCAATCACAAATACTGCAAAAGTTAAGATCAATTTTCAAATGCTGATGGGGAATGGTGAGATTGTCGAGTACCCGATTTTAGATGATTGTCCAGTATTCACACTAAGTGGCGGTGATTCATTTGTATCATGTCCTATAGCAGAGAATGATAACTGCATTGTGCTCTTTAATGATCGCAGTATTGACAATTGGTATCTTAGAGGTGATGTTACAACACCTTCTGATAAGAGAGCGCATAGCATTGCTGATGGTATTGTCTTAGTCGGGATAAACCCAATAAACGCTCCAAAAGCAACATTGTCAAATAGAATATGCATCAATGGTGGTACTAGTAAAATAGTGATCAAAAATAAAGATGAAGATTTAAAGACATTGCTTGCAAGTCTCAATACGACAATCAAAAGCACTATTGATACGATTAAAGAGATGAATACCGAGATAGGCGCTTTGATTGATTTGATAGGCGCTATTCAAGTAATTACAACAACGGCAACTCTTGGGGTTCCAGCGACTTCAGCCATTCCTATAAATGCATCAACTATTTTAGGTGAAAAAACTAAATTCACAGGGTACAACACGACACTCGATTCAAGAAAAACAGACCTAACAACTCTCTCAACTGACATGGCAAAATTACTAGACGAGGGTGCAATATGATATTTCGAGGACTAAATTCAGCGGGAGACTGGCAATTCGGAGCCGGTAAATCATGCTATGCAAAAGGCAATTCAGCAATACTTTTAAACATTGAAACAAATCTTAGAACATTCTTAGCAGAGTGTTTTTTTGATCAAGAAATAGGCCAACCTTGGTTCGATATAATCAACTATCGTAACAAAGCAGCAATAGTT